AGTAGTCCCTCGAATAGCTCTGGTCGCTGCGTTTGCAATTTGTTGTAGATATTGCTTATCTATGATTCGACGCGTGACAGCCCTGGCATAAGCCCATGCCCCCGGAAAATATGTCCTATCTTCCTCGGCACCCTCTACGTGGGTCACTTCATCTCCACTCACTTCTTCGGTTTCACCGTCACAAGCTTGTGTGGTACACTTCTGACCTGCATCACCACTAGATTTCTTCTTGATGATAGTCCTGACGATCTGGTATCTGGTCGATGCCTCTGTCACTTCTTCCGAGAGTCCACCTAGACTCACGTGCGTCCCGTATATTATGCTGAGCTCCCCCAGCGTCTTGCGCCATATCTTTGCCACGTACTTCATCATAGCCACGAAGAACTTGTTCACCACACACGGATTTGCGTTTCGCTCCAGTAGCTCAGTTCTCCTGGTTTCCATTGACTTTAACAGAGATGTAAGGTCATTAGGTATCACTGACTCAGTCGGACCGTGGATGAAGGTGGCTACTCCTCTAGCTAGATACTGCCCGCCACCACCGTTCCGATGATCAACCCTCAAGAATTCTGCGATACTGCCTAGGAAACATTTCGCTGATTGGAAGCGAATCTTGTGTTTCCTAGCGTTGCGTTCAAAGTCTCGCACCGTTCTCAGTTTGGTGACAGAGGAGAAGACATCGTCCCCATTGTGTGTAGAGGGTACCTCGACGTCACCTGTCATCTGCTGTGTATACACATAGTTCAAGACAGTATTTATGGCTGTAGTAAGCCGCCACCCAGACAGCAGCGTCGCAGTTGCCTTGTACCATCCACGTTCAGGACACTTTATTTTCATCTCATTTACAGACTGTATGACCCAATCTATAGAAGCCAACTGTTCGTGAGTCAAGACGTCAGAAAACACGTTTTTATACGCCAACATCACCATTTGCATATTCGATATCGTATGCTGAGAGTTGAAATCTTCGAAATCAAAGCAAAATGGTATCCCATCTCTAGAAATTTCTGAGATTGTATTTTTGACTGCTTCCGGTCTCGCAGAACTACCTATAGGAAACACTTTGCTGAGCACTTCCTCCATGTCCCCGAACGCGAACGTGCTGTGGACAAAGTTAGTGAAGTCTACACCGTATATTGCCCTTTGCTTACCCCATTCGTACTTTGTTGACGGCCAGGCTAGCATCTCTGGTTTTCTGGACCTCAGTCTCACGTGCATGTCGTCAGGCATAGCACAAGCTGTGTACAACTTTGTTCTTAGTTCGCGCTGTTTGGCTAAGTAGACGCCATCCTCCTCATACTGAGAGTGGATCGCACCTACTGGCGTGTGTTGCCACCTGCGAGCCCAAAACTGTTCCCACGTTAACTTGTTTACTCTAACCCTCTGCGCTCGTGCCTTGTTAAATAGACCTACTGCCGTATTATAAGTGAATGTTGGTGATATGTTCGCCGTCGTAGGTTGGGTCCTATGTAACCTCTCGGCTGACCAGTCCACTTGTCCGGGTCCCCTGTTCACCAAGACTTCAAGCTCAAACAGCGGTGTCAAGTCTACGTCTATGAGATTCTGTAAGGCCTTCAGCCGACTAGTGAATTTAGCCTTTAAAGTATTCACGAAATGTGTCTCGCTGTCATACTTCCATGTCCAAATCGCGCTCGAAGCCACTAGACTCTTAATAGGGTCGGGAACTGATGCAGCCCATAGTAATAGCCCGCATATCATTGACTCGTTACACCCCACACCGATTAACCTGTCAAGACAGTTCAGTATGAAGTCGCAATTCTGCTCAAAATACGCTAAGCCTATCGACCTCAGCTCTGCAACGGTACAATGCCTTAGGTGATTAGCAGATATCCTGTGGGTCGGTGGGTCAAGCAGACCCTCGAACATAGAGGTGACATTGTGGCGTCTTTCCTTGTATGTATTCTTGTGATGAGACCTGCTCGTGATGTAAAGAAGGTAATGCATGATATCCCAAGCAGTGCAAGGCCCGTAAGGAAAGAGTGTTGGCCCGTACTGTATCCTGCTGATACGTGCGAGTATCATGTTATTTTTGTCTGTTAAAAGAGTGTCTATATGTATATACAACGCTGTGACTCCAAGTTTGTTGAAGTACAGCGGATGGAGGGCCAGACCTCCTTCACCAAAACGGAAAAACCCAGGTTCCAGCCCTGTGTTAATGCCATCCATCAAATCAAAAAGAGCGTATGTGGCAGTAGAAAAGTCTGTGTCCCGCACTTTGCCCTCCCCCATATCCTCAAGATACAGTGGTACGGCTAGACATGTCATGTTGGTGGGAGGTCCGGTGGTGCTGGCCCTGGTCCTTGTCCTGTCTCCGAGTTCGCTCCCTGTATGTTCGTCACACTCGCTTCGTGTGCCAACAACTCGGATGGCCCTTGTCGCTGCGGTAGTACTACTCCCGCGTTCGACCAACTCAGATGAAAACCCGAAGTGCGGATGTCGTATTTACATACGAGGGTCGTTACGTACTCAGAAGCCGACAAGGGGGTTGCCGTCATAGTCAAACCATTCATAGCAGGTGCCTCGTGCACATATGCCGGAGGTGAACGCCATTTGGGTTCATCAAGCATGTAGCTCTGAGTCCTAGCCCATCTGAATGTCAGCTTACGATCGGTAACCCACTGGAAAGATGTGCCGAAACCATACTTCCTCGGGTGCATTCCTCTAAACATGTAAGAAGTTGGGTTCGTGTCAGCTGTGGGCGGTACAGGTGGCATTGCCACTGACACGTCATTAGCCGCGTAAACTGTGTGTCTCCCATCATGTTTAGGGTGGGCGTAATCTAAATCATGCCCATTCCACCTAGCCACGACCCCATGCGCCCAAATATCGTTGTAATTCATGGCATCACGCCAATTTCCGCAATCATATTTCTTGACCATTGGGTTAGTGGAAAATATCGTCCCATAGGGTGTTGAATTTTGCAATGTACCCGGTAGTCCTGTGATCATAGCAACGCCGCTGGGAGCTACCAGCTTATTCATCACCACATAATTAGGGTCAACGTCATACCCGTGCTCACGCGCTTCGACTATGTTCACATTACCGAACTTAACCCTTATTCCGTAGTGGTCTGATAACCCACCAGGGATATAAGTTGCTGTGCCAGGGAACAGAGACTTTCGTATACCCGTACCCAGTATGGCGCTTACGATAGCATCGGACCGCAAATCCGCGCGGATTTCAGCATCATCTGGTTGCATGAGCTTGCGGTGTAGGTCATACACATCAAGCGCATTGTTCCTAGACATAAATTCACCCCAGTACCACGCCGTGTTGCACAACATGCTGGGCGCTATCAAATCCGACTGGATAGAATTGGTAGAATCTTTGTAGTCCTCCAGTGCTGTAGCAGTCAGACTAACAGCCTCACCATCTAAAAAGCATTGAAAGACCGCCCTCTTCAGACCCAGTGCAGGCAGTACAAGTCTCCGGGGTACGTAGGTCCACCAATGAGACTCTACTGTCTCTGTTGATGGTTGGCACACCCAGTATTTCAACAAGTTCTTGGCCGCCAGTGATTCTTCGTACCAACGGTGGCTCTTTACAAGTTTATTATATAGGGATAGTATTTGTGTTGGCGTTACAGCCTTGTTTATACTACCGATGCGTCCAAGATACACGCCACGAATACTATCATGCTCTAGTCCAAACTGTAGGTCCTGATCAATCAAGAACGGCGAACATCTAAGGTTACCATGCAGACACCAGTCTAGCAAAGCTGACTCTTCTTCAGTCAGGTTAGTCATATTTAAATGGCCCTTCCATGCTGATAGCGATTCTATCAATGCGTCAGTGTCTTGTAGGCCCGGCTTCTCTGCTTTGATGTACATAGAATTGTGAATAGCCCAGTTGAACTTGTCATGACGTAAGTAACGTCCCCTAACAAAGCCAAAGTGATCACCAAAGTGTGTACCGCTCGTACTGTGCCCATCATTGTAGCTGTACATGTTCCAAACCTTCAGCCTCATCTCCAGCATGGGTTCTTCAGTCCTGTGCAACCATAGTGAAGCCGCATCCACCAAGTACATCATCCTGTGGTCGTTTGCGGCACAACCGACTCCATCTTGTCCTTCTTTTAACATTTGAGAAAAGAGGGGTACCTTTTGGTCGATTTGTGCGTCTTCGATCTGCTGCACCTGTGTCCTGGTCAACTTTTTTATGTGGTCGCTCACATTCATACGCTTATCAAACTCTAGAGTATAGTATTTCATCAACATACATACCAGTAACGAGGTTGAATTGTCATAAAAATCCTCTGCTACTGCATAGTTGAAAAGCTTGTTCAAACGCGGTTCTTTAAGATCTACGCTAGTATTAATCTCACGCAGATGTTTAACTACGGCTGCTGGGTTTGGTGTGCCATTCGAGTCGAGGACCGCTTTGTTCATGCCGTAATAAGAGTGTGATCTCACTAATAACTGCAGTTCACTGCGTACGCCATACACAGTGCCTTTTGAGACACAAGGTGAAGCGTTACGCATCAAATAATTGCTGAACAGCTTGTCAGCATCCTGAGTGCTCAGAACGTCAGGTATGCACTGGTCTACACCAGCCTCATGCACCATCTTCTGGTGCTGGATGTCGCGCTGCGGTTCTTCCTTGTCTCCGACAGCTACCAAGTTTAACTTCAGGTCTGTCTTAAACCAGACCATACCGTCAGTTATCTTAGTTGGAGCCGAAGCTCTGGTCAAAAATTGCTTGAAAAATTGCATTTTAGTTTTTGGTTCGCTGTTGGGCGTAGTAGAAAAGATTCAGTTGGGGAGTTATATCCTTTAG